TTAGGCCGCCTCCGCCAGCCACTCCCGGCACGGATTGCAGTGCCGGTTACCAGGGCCTTCGCTCATGAATAGCGCTTGGCAGCGCATGCAGGGCCTTGGCTTACGCTTTTCCGTTTTCGGAGCAATGTGATGTTTATTGAGGGTATCTATGCGACCGCCGATGGACATAACCGAACGTCCGAGCGAGGTCGCTATCTCGTGCATCTTCCGACCCTGCCTGCGGAGTTCGGCCAGCTTCTTGTCCTCCTCGGGCGTCCAAGGCCGTTTGCCGTCGGCGGTCAGTCCGGAAACGCGCCTTGGCCGTTCTCGGTTGCCGCAGTTCAGCCGGCTCGCTCGTGACTGAATCGAAGACTCCGTACGCTCGAGGACTTCGCCGATCTCAGCATAGGACTTCCCCAGTTCCCACAGCTCGACCAGCCGATGATCGAGTTCCGGCGTCCACCGCGTGCGGTCAACCGGTCCTTCGAAAAGACAACCTCGCTGACTTGCCCTGGTTTTCACCGATGCGAACGAGCGCCCAAGCTCTCGGCCGATCTCCTCGACAGACCTGCCTTCGGACCAGAGTTCTACGAGATGGCAGTCCTCGTCCTTCGTCCAGCGTTCTTTTGATTTTGTCTTCGTCATGATGCCCGTTCCCTTCAGGTACTGACATCATGGTGTGGTCACGAATTCGCCGGCGCTAGTTTTCGCCGGTCGTCCAAGCGGCGAGGAAGGCGTCGAACTCATCGGCGCTTTCGATCCCGAGGATATCCATGCCGTCGGCCGACGGCATCTTCCCTTCCGACACCCACCCGGCGATGTCGCCAGGGCGGAAGCCGACAGGCATCTCGTTGACCATCAGGATGCGATACAGGTCGCCATAGCTCCGTGCGCCGATGAGCTGGCGGGCGACGAAACCGCTGACCTCGAATCTCTGCCAAACGTCGACGACTGGCACGCCGCTGGCGACAGCGTCGCGCAGCGCAGCGGTCATGATCGTGCGTTTCTCGACGCCGTCCCTCGGCCATCGGCGCTGTGCAAATTCCTCAACGTCGAGAACCCGACGCTGACGCCCACACTCTCGTACATACGCCAACGCCGCCGACCGAATTTCACCCGCACGCCGAAATCGCTGGTCGCGATTGAGGTCATCGTCGCTCAAAATCAATCCTCCGGAATATGCGCGGCCGCCTGAGCTGTACCGACGATTTCTCCGATGCGCTTCAGCCCGTCCGTCGGCATGAGTTCAGGGACAGCGCCGATTTCGATGACGAGGCCGTCGTTGTCTCGAATCCCCGTCACGATCATGAACGCTCGGACGTCCGTCGGGAGATCGCGGAAAGCTGCCAGCGCCTCGTGTACGGCCGGCATCCACTGTTCAGGGACAGCAACGGCTGCCGTGGGGCTGATGATAGCGCCGTAGATGTGATTGAGTTCGTCGGCGGTCATCAGATCATTCCTTTGGTGAGTTCGGCAAAGGTGCGCGGCGTGAAATCGACATCGGACACATCGACGCCCACGTCGCGGGATCGCCCATACCCCGGAAGCTTGCCGTGCGAATGACCGAAAAAATGGAAAGCCCCGTAACCAGAACATGGCCAGGTCCGGGCGGCATAGTGAGATAGATAGACCTCGTGACCGCCGTCTCGCGTGCGCAGCGCGTGTTCCGGACGGGCAGCCCAGTCGAGCGACGCCAGCGCCGGGTGCAAGTCGCCTTTTTTGTTGACGTCATGATTCCCGATTACTAGGTGCTTTCGCCCCTTTAGACGTCCGAAAATCTCCTTGATCTGGTCGGCGTTCTTCGAGAGTCCGAAGGCGAAGTCACCAAGGTGGTAGACGATATCATCCTCACCGACGACCGAGTTCCAACGCTCGATGATTGTCTCGTCGTGCTCCTCGATCGACAAAAACGGACGCGGCTGCATCCCGAGCAGGCGCTCGTGCATGAGATGGGTATCGGAAATGTAGAACTTTTTGACGAAGGTCATGATCACACTACCTTCGGCAGGCTCGAGGCTGCCTCGTAAGAACGGATCGTGTCGCGAACTTCCGGCCCCATCAAGCGTCCACGCAGAATCAAAAGCTCGACAAGTTCGTCAACGGCGTCACGGTGTTTTTCCAGAATTTCGCGAGCGCGCGCGGCCTGCTCCTGAAGCAACGCTTCGACCTCACGGGCCAGTGCTGGGTCCATCATGCGGGCGCTGTTGAACGCCGCCGGATCGCGATGGCCGGCGGATGAGAGGGTGTCACCCATGCCCAAGGTCGCATACATGTACGTCGCCAGCGCCGTGGCCTCTTCGAGATCGGCTACGCAACCTTCGCCGTGGCTGCCGACATACATCTCTTCGGCCGCCATGCCGGCGAGTTTGGCACAGACGAGATCGCGGTGCGTCTTGGCCGTGCGGTGTTCGTGCGGATCGACGCGGAAAACGGCAGCACCTGCGACCGAGGCGGACGCCTTGGGATCGTATTCCTTTGTGACGTAAACGTGGAGCAGACGGCCAGCTTCCAGGATCGCGCCCACGACCGCATGCCCGATTTCATGGCAGGCGGCCAAGCGGATGCTGTCGCGCGGACGAGGCGCGCGAGCGGGAAGCGCCGCGGCGATGTGATGGTGCGAGATTTCCGTGCGCTCTCGACGCGCCAAGCGACGGGCGTCGCGTGCGGCACGCTCAAGGTCGGCACCCGACAGGCCTTCCGTGCGGCGCAGGTACGGCTTGAGGTCGAGATCGACGCCGAGGTAGTTTCGAAGGATGTGCATACGCGCACTCGCATCCGGCATGCCGAGTTCGATATGGCGGTCCAGGCGACCCGAGCGACGGAGAGCCATATCGATCCCGGAGGCATCATTGCACGCCCCGATGACGATGACGCCCTCGCGCGACATCGCGCCGTCGAGCAGCTCAAGGAGACCGTTTACGACACCGCGCATCCATTCATCGGATTTGCCGTGTCCGATGCTGCCGCGTTGCACGAAATTATCGATTTCGTCGACGAATACGATGCATGGCGCAAGCTTGCGTGCCGTGTCGAACGCGCCGCGCATTGCCTTGAGCAAGTCGCCCTGATGTCCTTCGCCGTGGGAAATCCACGACGAGTACGATCCGACGACAAGACCGACGCCGCACGTTTCCGCCAACGCCTTGGCAAAGGTGGTCTTCCCCGTCCCCGGGGGACCCGACAGCAACAGACCGCCGTCTACATCAGACCACGAGATGATGCCCGCACGGTAGTCGGCGAGGTCACGGGCCAATTCGAGCCCCCAGTCCTTGGCCTCGCCGTAGCCATGCAGGTCTTCAAGACGGCTGCCCCCCGTCTTCTTTTCGGTCACTGCCTTCTCGGTCGCTTTCACGGCGACTTCTTTTTCATTCGCGGCGGCGAGGCGTGCGATGGTTGCCGACACGGGGCGTCCCGCGAAGGAAACAAGGCGGCGACGCGATGCAGTCATTGCGGCGAGGACCGTGGCCTCTGCATGCGTGATGCTGCTGCCGACCATCTCGCGGAAAGCCAGCTGGATGAGCTTCGGATCGATTTCGGCAATATCGACTACCGCATCCGCGGCGGCGATCGTCGTGTGTTCGAGATACTCATCGCGATCGTCGCGTTCGATCAAGACTACCATACGTCCGCGAGCGATGCTGACATCAGTCAGTGCTTTGTCGCTCGCGACGATGACCGGTTCCTGGAAGCGCCAGTCCTCTTCTTTGCCAGACCAGGCTAATGCCGCATCCTTCCAGCAGAGGGAAGACACTCCATCAGGGAGAACCACGACGACAAAGCACGCCAGGGCACGACGGTATGGGCGGAGATAACGGGAAATATGAAGGTCGGCGATGCGACGCTCTAACGACGACTGCGCGGTGGCCTTAGCCTTAGCCATGGTGTGAACTCCTGCAAATAGACGGATAGCAACGCTCCCCCGGAGGGGTCAGGCGGCGGCTATCTCTATTCGCAGGCTCTTGGTCATGACTTCGGCTCGTCTCGTTCGGTCAACTTATTTGCAACCATGCCGCGTGCAGGTGAGATTGTCAACGCGAACTGTGCTTGCCCCAGATCGATCTCGTGGGTCGATTTGCAGGCTTGGTTACCAAAGCGCGATCGTCACGGTCCAGGTATGACGTCGCGGTCGTCAGCTCACTGCCTTCTTCGTAATGCTTGTAGGGATTTCCCGCCCCCTTTGCGATCTCGCAGAGCAGTTCGTTTGCCAGCGGCGTCCAGGACTTAACGCCCCCTTTCTGGATCGCATACCAGAACCGGCGCAGTTCGAATGGCTTCTGGAAGGGATGTTTCCCGAGTTCCGTGATGACTTCCGTCAGCTTGCTATCGAGCGCCCTGTCGGCCTCGGCGAGGTAGGGATATCTCTCTCCGAACTCCGCGACGAGCTTTTCGGACCACACCCGGAGGTCGTTCTTGTCGAAGCCGTAGAATGGCCAGCGGTCGTAGATTTGCCCAAGCTTCTGGGCCTCTGACATTGCTTCCTCGCAAGCGAAGAACCGCAGCGACAGCGGAAGGCGGTTGGGATCGGGGAGCATCGTAACCGGACCAAGAGCGGCCGCCCTCTCTTTCTCCCTCCGTACCAGGGGATCGGCGGTCACGGCCCGCTTCTTCCCTTTCTTAGGAAACTGTCGAACGCGGTAGTCGAAGTTTGAGACCGTCATGTGCTTCTCGACGTCATCGATCGTGAGGATGAAATCGGACAGGAAGTCCTTGTCGGCCGGTACGAAATACGGCTGGAGCGTGTAGATTTCACAGTCCTGCAGGTCGGTGAACCGAAGCCAGACAGGCAGCATCTCGGCCTTATCCGGGGTTTCGGCGAGATAATCGGAAACCGCGTTCGAAACCTTGGCACCGTCGGTGACGCCGAGCTTCGACGTAACCATGAGATGAACAGCCCGATGCGGCTTGCTGTAGAGCGTGGACACGACGTCTTCGGGGATTTTGGTCGTCATTTCAGGCAGCCTTCTTTTCAACGATCGTGTACGTGATGGATTCGATCCACTTGTCGATTCTCTTCAGCTCGAGGCTCAATTCGTCCTCGTCTTCAGGCGTCACCGAGAACAGGTAGTGCTGTCGGACGTCGCGTTCCCCGGGGGCATTGAAGTAGGCCCGCATCTCCACGCGCCGGCTGCCGTTCCATGCGATGTTGTCCAGGTGCTGGAAAATGACGTCTTCGAGATCGTTCTTTGTCGCCGCTGGATCGATCTCCAGGTCGATGTGAGTGCAGGTCCCGAATGTCGGCTGTTCCGTCTGAGCGACAGGTGCGGACGACGGCGCTGCGACCCTCGGCTTCTTCACCCGCTCCATCCGCTCCTTGCGGGCCGTATTGGCAGACACCCGGTTCCTGATCACGTGTTGAGACCCAACGAGGTCGCGGCCGAGTTCGGTCTCTTCGGCAAAGAAGTTCCACGCAGCGGCCTCGACACCGTCGGCATCGATCGCCGACAGAAGGTTTGCCCCTCGATACCGACGTGTCGCGCAAGCAGGCGTCAGAGGATCGTTGTCCAGAGCCTCCTTGAGCGCCACAAGCCAGGTGTGCTTTGCAAAGGAGTGGTCGATACCGAGCGTTTTGAACGTCCGCGGCACCCGCAGCCAGAAAACCGAGTTGATCCTATAGCGCGGCTCGTCAGGCGCTCCGATACGGTAGCCAGACTTTTCGAACGGGGCCGTATTTGCAAATACGGTGTGATGCGAGTCAGGGTTTACCCGGACATGAAACTCGATCCTTCCGACGGTCGTGCCCTTCTTCGGGGCGGGCATGCCGTCGTAGAAAATGCGGACGTCGAACTTCCTTACGCCGGCGAAGTCGTCGACGACCTTCGAGATCACCCGTTCCTGAAGCTTTCCGAATGGAATGATGCCCTTAACCGGAGGGAAGCCTACGACTTCGGCCAGCTGCTCCGGAGTGAACGTCAGTTCGAACCTGTTGTCTTCACCGGCCTTCCACGGGTGCTTGGCGACTTCGAGCGCGATCCTTTTATAGAGCAGATGGCTATACTTGGACCGCATGCTGCCGCGGCCCAGTGCGTTGAGTTCGATGTAGCCGTAGGCTGGCATAGTCCGCATGAGCCATCGGATCGGGTCCGGGAACTGATACCCGAGTAACATCTCGCTATCCTTTGTCGCCTCCCAGAAGGTCAGCATCTTGACCCCGCGGAAGCTGCGCCCGTCTTCTCCGGCGAACGAGAGCTTGATCTGCTCCATCTTGCCCAAAGACCGCTCGACAGCATCGCGGCGGGCGTCCGGACCGAGGAAGCGGAGGCATTCGACGAGAGGTATCTCGTACGACGTCGCCGTCATCGAGCGGTCGTTTTCGTACGCTCGGGAGATGAGAAGTTCGTGCAGCGCCAAATCGAAGCCGGTCAGATCGACCGCACCATTGTCGATCACGACGCCTGCGAGCATCTCGGCCGGTCTCGGGGACTGTGGTGCGATCACGGCCATAGACGCCCCCTTGGCAAGAGCATCGGAGGTGCTGCCTCTCGGCGCGGGTTGGAACGGCAGCCGTCTGGTAAACGATGGTGTATTCATGGTTCCCTCAGAAGTATTTCTACTTCAATCGTTATCGCCGGCTTCGCCTCCGTCAATAGCAAATCCCATTTAATACTTATATTGTGATTTCCAACCATTCCTTAAATGGGATTTATTCAGTAAGTTATTCTTTATAATACATATTCTCCGCCGTGGATTGGGCTCCCATCTTGAGTAAATCCCACGCTCGGCAAATCACGGGATTATGTGCCTTAAAATCGGGATATATGGGATTTGAGAGATTTCGAGACTTCGAGGGCCTGCGGGAAACCCGGGATTTATGGGATTTGATGAAGTTGACAAATGCCCGTGGTTCAACGGTTCTCTCGTCAGCATTTTTTGATTTTTTCTACGATTCTAAGTATAACTGCGCTGGGTGCGCAGAAGTTACGTGAGACTGGGGATTTTTAGATTTAACGGGTCGCTTCGCTCTATTTTGCTGTTTTGACCTGCGCCCGGGAAGAAGGTCGAGCAAAGCATCGGTCGTAGCATTCAATCCCCGCATTGAGCGTTTTACATGAAAAACACTTGCGCCGAGAAAAGCCGGTAGACATGATAGTATCATTCCCCGAGCAAGACGCCACCGCCGATGACGAACCTGACAGTACAACTCCTCGCAGAGCTGATCGACGAACCTTATCGCCCGACTCCGATCCGACAGCTGTCGTCGAAGAAGCGGAAGCAATACCAGGCCGACGCGGTGCGTTCGACAAGGGCGAAGGTTGGGGCTGCGCTCGAAGGTGGCACCGTGCTGCCGACGCGCCAGCACATCCGTGAGGCGCTAACCGACGCCGCTATGCACATACTCCGTTCCGGACTCGACGACGCCGAGGTGATCCGCCACGTCCTCGAGTCCGTGTTCGGAGATGCAGCGGACGCCGCCCTCGAGAAGATCGAGGCTGGGAAGATCGAGCCGAGGTTTTTCAAATCGGCATAATTTGAGAATGGGACATCCTCGTCCCATTCGTAAATTGAAAAGCCTCGTCGGTCACGGCGGGGCTTTTGTTTCTTGCGTCGGCGGCCGTCATTCTCATCGCGTAGTGAAGTCGTAGTGATGGGGATCGGGTCATGCCGAGAGCGAGAAATCCGGAGAACGAGGCGCAGCGGTCAGCACAGGAGCGGTACCGTGAGCGCCTGCGCGTTCAGCAACGCCCTGAGGCGGATGCCGTTGATACCGCACTGGCGGCTGCGATTGCCGTGTATCGTCATACGGCGGAGCAACGCGGCTCCGAGAAAGACGTCCGCCGCTCTGACGGCTTGGAGATCATGGCGATAAACTACCTGATCTCCCGCGGCTACGCCCCCAAGATGGCCGAGCGCCAGGTTCGTCGACGTGTTCGCCGTCTGGATATCGAGGACATCGTTCCGATGGTCTCCGGCGCTTCCCAACCTGCCTTCTCCAGCTCCGCACACAAGCTGTCCTGAGCCTATCGGATTCGGCTGTCTTCTCCCCATTACTTCCTGTTCGAGAATCGACGGACGGCAAAATCGCGTAGTGATGTAGTTCCTTGCATCGCCGGCACACACGATCCCCTCAGCCAACGAAATCTGAGGGGACGAACAATGGCAAAAATTTCCGGAATACACGAGAGCATGGACGCTAGGCTTAAAAAGGCTGTGCGCCTTCACGGCCTGACAATCGACAAGGCGGCCGCCCGCGTTCTCGGCGACGCCGTTCTCTCGGTCTGGCACTACGGGATGGGGCCGGCTCCGATCATCCTCAAGGGCGGATCGCTCTTCCCCCAGACGCTGCGCGAGACGGACGACGCCGATATTCTCACGATCCGCCGATACAGCAACCTCGAGATTCAGAACGGCTTCAAAGTCATCGCTCCACTGCTCGAGGCGCGGGGCATTTCCGTCGAATACCTATCTCCCGAGGCTCAGGAGCTCGCCATCGGATATGGCGATCCCGTCACACGATACAAAATCCGGGGCAAGGTAGGCGGCGTCCGTGCCAACGGCAGCCTCGACATGACCCTCACCCGCGGCCCGCACGCCCTGCCGCCGGTCGTCGTAGATTCCGTCCTGCCGTCTTTCGTCGACGGCGTCGATCCGCTGCGCATAAAGACTGTGCCACTGGAAACGGCGGCCGCCGAGAAATGGCTCGCCTTGCTGACCCAGTCGCCGACCGACTACCGCGTCAAACACCTCAGCGATCTCTTCCTTCTTGGCGAGGTCGAGCTGTGCGACGTCGCCAAGGTCGCCGACGAGATCACCCGGGTCGCCCGCCATCGCGGCATTCCGCTCGCCTGCTGCACACCGACTCCTGACGCCCTGCGCTGGCCATCCATGGCGCTGCGCGAGCAGTCTTGGAACAAGCTACCCGATGCCCGCCGTTACGGCCGCACGCCGTTCCAGGCATTCGTCGACATCAACGCGCTCTGGTCCGACGTGCATGCGCAGCTCTGCACCAAGGTCGGCCGAGACTATCGACAGCCTGGCTACGAGCCGATGCACCTCGATCGCCTTCTGGCAGGCCGTGGATACGAACCTCGGCTGAAGCCTGCGGGAGCTGCGTGATGGGTAAGTACGACAGCCCGGAGTATGCAATCGCTCGTCGAGAGCTGATATCTGACCTCGACATTCCGGATCGTGTTCTGTGGCCGATCAAGAGGCTGGTCGAATGCAGCCTCGTCCGTGTGTTCTGTAACGACTGGGCCAAGCAAGACGCCCTTGATCCCGAATGGATGCGCGTCATCCTCGAACATGGCGGCGAGGAATGGCTCCGTATTGATGGGTGGCCCGAGCAAGGCGGCGACGTTCTCCGCAGGAAATGGGCTCGGCGAGCGGCGTTGTGGATGGGATGGCATTCCGTCCGGGCCAATCACGTCGTTGACTGGTTGCACGTTGCTCAGTCGGAGGGGCATGCCTGGCTCGGTAACCTTGGCTCCGGCGGACATCCAAAGAAGCTTCTGAAATGCGGCTCGATTGAGCGCCTGTTCCACGAAGCCAGGAAGGGACTTCCAGTCAGGAAGGCGTCCGACGTCGCCCTCGGCCCCGAGGACGAGGTCTTCGTGGCCGACCTCGGGGCCGGTCACACCCTCGTTGAATTGTTGTCTCCCATGGCGCTCCGCAAGGAGGGCAGCCGTATGGGGCACTGCATAGGGCACGGTAGCTATGACTGGCAGCTCGCCGAGACGGATCGGCATCTCTACAGTGTCCGCGATCCCGACGGCGCACCGCTGGCGACGCTTGAAGTCCACGGCTCGGTTGTCCGTCAATTTCGGGGCGCACAAAATGGTCATCCGCCGCCTGCGATCATCTACCTCCTCGCCGACGCCGCTTTCACGTTTGGCTGGCTCGGGCTTGGAGAGGCTGCCATCGGTGGCAGCGGCTACGGCCCGGAGGCCGTAGCCATCCTCGGTGACCTGCCTCCCGTGCGCCGCCGGCCGTAACTTGCAGCGCGCCGCCGGCGAAAACAACATCGGGATAGCCGGTATGAATACCGGGAAAGCGAGGGAAGAATGGAAGACTTGGATATCATCGACATCCTTCACGACGCCGTTGACGCATACCTGCCGTCGATTTCGGAGGATGACCGTCGTCAGCGTGCGCTCAAGTTCGTCAGGGGCTGCAAAGCGTATCTTGCTACCCGCCCACCGCGGCAGAGGTCGGCCGACGTCATTTCATTCGAGGATCACGTCATCTCGACACGGGTGCAGCGCGCCGTACGCCGAACACGTCGGTCGGCGCTTGCCACGGCGACGACGTACCTACAGCATACTGTTAATGAATTCGGAGACTGCGACTATGACTGCTACGACTAAACTGGAATTCCCAGAACCGGGCGACGACAACTGGCCGCCATGCGGAGACTTTCTTTGTTGGCGGCGGGATGGCGAGTGGTGGCCCGAGGCGCTGGAGCAGCGTGAGCTTGACAACGACGACGCCGACTGTTCGCCACCGTCGTCGCTGTGACCCCAAAAAAATGTTGTCGGGGAGAGATTTTCTTCGAGATAGCTAAAAGTCTATCGTTCGTTTTAAGGTTCGATTCCGAAAAGATTGATACGAGGGCGGCTCAAAATTTTTGAAGGAGATGCCATGTCGATGATCAGAAGCACCCTGGAGATACGTAGCAAGATTGTTTGCTATTCGGCTTCTGGATGCTGCTTCGATCCATCGAAAGGACTTCTCCGTGCTCATCTCTTCCCCATCCTCCAAGTCCGTAACTGACGTCGCATCGGCTATCGCAATGCTGTCGCTGGCGATCCAGCTGCATCATGCAAAAACTGCGTCGGAGCATCTCAACGGCCGCAGCATCACTCTCGACGGCGACATGTATCTGCTGACCCCGATCCCTGACCGTGAACCTGGTCAGTTCGCAGTCTCGGCGCAGTTCCCCGACGGCGTGACCGTTTCGAAGGTGTTCGACGCGCTCGGGTATCCTTTCGAACACGCCGGCCTCGAAAAGGCGCTCGCGATCATCGCCGGTGCAAACCAGGCTATGTCGGACGCTCGTGCGAAAGCGACGGAACTCCTCGAGGAATTCGTCGCCGAGGTCGCTCAGGCAGCTTAACCATCTTGCCTCCCTGGCCCCGTCAATGTCGGCGGGGCCTCCCTCAACTCCAACCTCTTTCAGCATATCTCATCTCCACAAGGCTCCCGGGGCTGAAAGACCGGGGCCAAGCCCAAGGAGGCAAGCATGCCCACCAAGAAAGTAACCCGCATCGCCAAAGATACGCGCCCCTACATCGCGGAATCGTATCAGGTGAAGGGATACTCCGCGAAAGCCTGTGAGTTCGACGCGAAGACGGTTGAGTTGGGTTTCAAGCCTGACTTTCTCCTGAATGTCTCCGTCGGCGCGGGCGAGTGCCTGCTCGAGGCGGTCACGCAGTTCGGCGAAAAAGACGTCTACCTGACGCTGACGAACAACCGCGAGGCCAAGGACGTCTCTCGTATGCGCGACAAGCCGCAGTCCTTGGCTGCTTACGCAGCCGTTCGCCTCGGCCCCGCCATCCGTGAGTACATCGACGCCAAGCGCCTCTAAACACCAGCCCCCGGCGTCAGACCGACGTCGGGGGCATTCAATTGCCAGTCATGAACAGATAGACGTGCCCGATCATGCTGCCGACCGTCGTCAGCATCGTCACGACAATCAGCGCGATCAGAAGCCACTCTCCGAGCCGACGTCTCATCGTCAGCACCAGGGTTCGCGGCGGCCGCTCCAAGTGCGCGCCAGCCCTTCCGACACGAGGATGTCGCCGAGGCTTGTGCCATCTCGGACAAGAACCCGAAGCTTACGGCCGTACTGATCTTCATCACGGCCTTCCCATGCCCGCATTTCGAAGTCTCCGGCATTCACAAGTTCAATCATCCGTTCCTTCGCCCGCTCACCGAGAGCTTTCTCGGCATCGCACTTCGGTTCGCTGATCTCAGGTGTGTCGATATCCGCCACACGAACCTTCTCACCGCCGATCCAGAGCGTGTCGCCGTCGACGACGCAGTCGGACCTGATGACGCCGCAACGGCCGAAAGTAGCCGCCTGCGCAGGCGTGGGCGTTGTCAGGTGGAAATACGTCCACACCGCTAGAAGACCGGCGGCAATTCCGAGGATGATCAAGACTCGCCGCAGCCGAGTCGGCAAATTCCGCTGTGGCTTGGGCTTCTGTGGGCGCTGAAATTTGAGAACGTTGTCGGACATAGAGAGCTTATATCACACGACCGTAAACCTACGGTTTCCTTGACACTCGCACCCCGTCGACGGATAAAACTCAAACGGATGCAGCTCGTCGAGCATGTATTCCTTTCCTGGAGGCGCACGGGGGTTCCAAAAATAACCGTGCGCCTTTTTCATTTCAAGAATTACTGAACTATATATACCGCATTATCTAAGTATATATTGGTTAACTAGCGTTAGTATTTTCAGTTTATACTTGCGTAATGCCGCCGGTCGCCTGACTCTGTTAAATACAGATGTTGGGGAACGGCTGTGGCACGCAAGAACAAAATCAAGAAGGTCGTAAAGCGACCCGACATTGATCTCGGAACTCCCGAGACACGCCGTCGTGTATCTGTCGATCCACTGCTCTCCGCAAACATCGATCCTCACCGTCTCCAGTCCGCACTTGCGATCCGCGCTGCGCTCGAAGATGGCCTTGGCGCTCGAGCGCTCGACATGGTCCGCATCGGCATGGGTGGCGGCGCTTCCTCCGGGGAACGCGACTTCATCCCGACGACGCCGCACAACATCGAGCACCGCACGTGCCTGGAACGCTGGCGTCTCGCCTGCAAGGCGGCCGACATCGAACATCACATCGTCGAACTCTGGGCGACAGGCATCTCGCTCCGCCAGATCGCCGGCCGCGTCCATCTCCGCCGCACCCGTTGCGCCGAGATCGTGGACCATGGCCTCGACCTCTACGCCGACATGCGCGGCTACCGACGTCATCCCCGCCTTGGCGCTCGGATGGCCGTCTGGGAAGCCCCCGCCGACGTCACCACCATTCCCGATCCCGAGACACCGATCTTCGCCATGCCGGCGAAGGCAGCTCTCCGGAACCGGGCAATCCGCAACGACAACAAAACGAGGGAACACTATGAACATTGAAAACAACGAAGCGTCGAACTGGGATCAGAATTACCGGGAGTTCGCCGAAGACCTCAAGATTGAGGGCGGGCGCACCGAGCGCCTGATCAGCAACTTGGTGAACGATGAGGTCGATAGCTGGGAATCGTTTGGTGACGTCGCGCCCGCGACGATCACTCTTAACACTACCGATATCGGAATTGATCGGGCACCGTTGTATACAGATGCCGTCACGTCAGTATCGGCCGCTGTTGATCCGGCGGACTACGACGAGTTTGCCAAGCGGTTCCTCGCCGACGAAGTCGATCCTGTAGACGCCCCGTCGTCGTGGGGCGAAGGCGTGAAGTTGTCGATGGATCGGGTGCGTGAATACGTAATCCAGTCAGCTGAACTGCTGACTATCGGCCCGGATAACCACAGCCTCGGAGACCTCGAGAGCTTCGTCATCGAGCCGAGGGTAAGGCAGCTTACCGCTCGCCAGAAGCGTCGTCAGGAACGTCGCGCTGCCATCGCCGCCTACTACACGTTCAACTTCTCGAACACGACCGAGGAAGACCTCAAGAAGCACGTGACGTCGCAGGCGATCATCAAGCGACACCCGTCAGATGTCGTTCGACGCGACAACATTCTGATGAAGCGCGCCAACACGAACGAGATGCTTGGCATCGACCTCGTCGCCGAGAACGCGCACCCGCACGGCAGCCGCGCCATCCGTCGCAAGGTCTCCCACGACGCCCGCAAGGGAACCAAGCCAGGCCTGTTCGGCCGCGGCTCCGTCAAGCTGACCGACGCCGACCTGGTCGAGCGCCATGGCCGCTCGGCGCTCGCCGTCCTGTCCGAGGATCGCTTCAGGAAGGCGCTCGACGAACTGAACGCCGCCGGCCGTCGTCTCGACCTACGGGCGAAGTCGGCGTTTCAGAAGACCGTGGAGGCGCTGGCTGAGGTCATGGGAAGGAGGGTGTCGGCATGACTTGCAAGCTCCAGGCCCAAAAGATCACGCCGTACGGTTTCCTCTATCTCGCTACGGGTACGTTGGATGACATGGGACCTGTCGCCGATGCGGTCGTCGCTCGTCGCCATGGCTCAAAGCGGGAGGACATCCTGCTTATTTCCATCGCGACGGGATGGACGAACGCAAACACGGGTCAGCCTCTCGTTCAGCAATACAACATCGACCTGACTTCGGAGAAAGACCTCAAACGGCTTTACAGCCTTCTGAAGAAGCGCGGCTGTCTGAATAGTTTCTGGTTGGTCCGGCGTATTCTCGAATGGTCCGACCAGGTGTTCTCGGAACACGAGGCCAAGATAGGATATTCGCCCGATCCCCTTGCCGCTAAAAAGGCCTTGATCGCGGTTCGCGCCGAAGCCGATCGCACTGTCGCCCTCGCTCGCATCAGCGACCTCATGTCGGCGAAAGCCGGCACGCGCGAAGGCGAGGAACTGAGCCGTCTTACGGACTGGGTCCTGGAATACGATGTGCAGGAGGAGCGGCGGAAGGAAATCGAGGCCCTGCGCGCTGAGTCTCAGAAGCTCTACGAGCAAGTCAACGCGATGAGCGACCTGGTTGGGAAACTAGCAATCGACTTGACCGCTCTGCACGGCAGGACATCCCGGATGTCGAAGGGGGACGCTCGATGAAAATGGAAATCCTCAAGGCAGCCCTCGATCGCGAGGCGAACAACGTCGACAGCGTCCATCTCTTCCTGAACGGACTTGTCATGACCTTCGACCGCGAAGGCACCCAGATGCCGTGTTTCCAAGGCGAGGCCATGGAAATCCTGCCGATCCTGGCCGCCTGCGGCTGGGAGGGTGAGGTCCAATTATCCGAATTGAAGGAGCCGCCCCATGTCTAAAAGGAAAATCGAATCCGCCCTCCGTCGCAAGGGCCTGTCCTGCAGCATGCTCGAATACAACTTTTCGGCCTGCTCCGGCGGCATGGTCGGCGGCTGGGAGATCGCGCTCGACGAACGGAGCGAAGACCTGATCATCACAGCCGATCCCGACTTCGACGACCTGACGCCGGACTGCGCGAACGCGGCGGAGGTCCTGGAATGGGTCGACACGCTGCCTGACGTCAGGCAGCTGGAGATCGGTGGCAGGATATCGTCATGAGCAAGCTTCCCAGCAAGACGGACGATGTCATCGATCGCGTTTACGAAGCCACGCTGCTGATGGCCATGATCACCAGCGTCGTGATCGCCATCATCGCGGCCGTCTTCTTCGTCTACGCGATCTACGAGACTGTAGCGGATATCCCGTCCCACGGCGACACCTTCACCCTCAACAGAACAGAATGGGCCTGCGCGTCCGAGCGTTCGATCCCCCGGTTCTCCAGCACGGCGATCCTGGTGATGAAGAAGTGTGACGTCTGGGTCAGGAGAGAGAAATGACTGAAATTGACACCAAAATCCGCACGAACCGCCAGCCCAACGATCTCACTGTCGATTACGAGACGATGCGCGTCCACTTCACGTTCGGGGTGCTGCCAGATTCGTTCTCGCTGCCGATATCGGCATACGGCAGTAACATCGACGTCTTCGGGTCAAACTCGATGATTTCTGTCTCCGTAGCCGAAGCCGACATCAAGAAACTCTGCCTCTCGAGGAACCATTCGCTTGCCGATTTCGAGGCCATCCGGCTCGGCATCAAAGCGTTCCTGCACGACCACCAGACCTTTGTGGTCAATGGCGTTGAATACCGCCTCCGGCGCGAGGATGTCCTCGTCGAGTTGGTAAAGAAGGTTCGCTCGGGGGAGCGGGTGCCGAAGAGCGAGAACAAGGAAAGCGAGGCGGCATGAGGACCTTCTCCGAAATCCAGGTCGGCACCTCGCTCGGCTTCCTGTTCGCGGGCCGACGGTTCTTCCTTTCTGGTCGCTACGATGATGTTGATGTCGCCGAGCTGATCCGCCTCGGAACCGAAATCGACCTGTCATTCTACAAAACCGAAATGTGGCGGAAGGACTTCGAGGTGACCGCTGATGAGTGGGCAGCCTTTGAGGCTCAGTTCCCTGCCGCCATAGCCGGTACGAGTGAGGTGATCCGGCAGGCGTGGATCGCCCGGGAGGAGCGTGATCGGCAGCGCGCCGAAGAGGAGCGTCTTGCCGCCATCGAGCGCGAGCTGCGCAAACAGGAGAAGTATCTCGTTCTTGATATCGGCGATTCCAGCGATCTCGTCCTCGTCGCCAGACCCGAGGAACACTTCCTTGAGTTCCGTCATGACTGGCGCGATCCTGTGCGGAGGCCGATCAGCAAGGTGCTTCACGACATGCTCATCGACGAGGTTGGCATTAACGAGGAGGAGACCAGCATGATCGCGTGGGAACACGAGGAACACGCTGAAGCCGAAGAAGAAGATGACGATGCACCATTCTGCATGCCCCAATACCGCCGGTAGACTTTCAGAACCCTGCAACAGGAACATTTAATTTGTTTACTTACTTAGCATTGCCAACATAGATTGGCATACGACTTATTTTTCTTCCCATTTTTCACGAAAAACTACTTGTATCCCTCAAGGATACATACAATCATCTTCATATGGACGGCAACAAACCCACCCCGGCCATCGTCGATTGGAACCCGACGCACTCAGGAAGATGACGACATGTACCAGCTGAATGTAGCCACCGAAGCCACCTACCTCTACATCCCGGTCACCGCAGCCGACGAGATCGCCGCCGCCGAGCGCGAAGCCGCCATCGATCGCCAGATCGCTTTCGACGACGCCCGCGACGAACTGGTCGGCCTGATCAAGACCCACCCGATGCACATGTGCGTCGAAGCCCTCGAATTTGCCGTCATCGAACTCCTGAACGCATCGGCTGCCGTCGGCGCTGACGGCGTCGAAGAAGTCCTCGACATCTTCACTGCCGAATTCAACGCTGGCTGGCAGATGACGAACAGCGGCGTCGTCAAAATCGATACGAACACGCTGACGATCCAACCAGGTCAGACGATCCGTGGCTTTCAGCATGTGGACGTCCCCGCAACTGCGTTCGGCCTTCCGGCAACCGACGATACCATCGGTGATGTCCTTAAACCGCTGCTCGTCACCGTGACGACGGCAGAAGGCGACGAGATGTTCTGGGCAACGGACTGGCTGACCTACGAAGACGACCTCGGCGTCGAGATCGTCCGCTGGATGATGTGATCGCCGTCGATGCTTCATTCTGTCGTCACCGGCTTCGGTGGCGACATTGGGGAGCATCTGGAACCTGGTCCCCACAACAGCAGCGCCCCGAGGGGCATCATAAGGAAAGAAGACATGCTTCAACTCAAGACAGAAACCATTGCGATCCGTTCGCCTCGCGTCCGTGGCTGGGCGTCGGCATTTCGCAACGTTGGCGACGTCGCACACTCCACAGAGTCCTACCTCGATGTTCGGGCAGCCGTTGCAGACGCCAGGACCGCATTCGTCGCCGAGGCCCGGAAGTTTAGAATGGAGATCGACGAATACGAGTTCAACACGACCATCGCCAACGTGCTTTTTAACACTGGCTTCCATCGGGATCGCAACGGCAACGTTCATCGGCTGAGCGATCTAATCTCGCTAGAGCATCCCCGCCTCGGCGACGAGCAAGGCCGCGCGTGCATCCGGTTCTCGATCTCCGCACTTCTGGAAGACAGGACGCAATCGGTAAGTAGGGATACGCTGGAATGGCTCGATGATCACGGCAATCTCGTCAGCGACGGCAAATATTCGGACCGGCATCCGGAGGCAGTGATTGAGACAGCAAGGGCTTTGGACGCATACGCGACGGACGTGGAGAAGGTAGTGTCCGCGAAGCTCAGCCGTTTGCTCGGACTCATCAGAGAGCATGCAGCATGACCCCGAACCGCAACACCCTCTACCGTCGCCCAGACGGCTCGGAGATGACGTCGCAAGAACGTCTAGCATTCCTGCTCGACGTCGGCTGCCTTGACTACAAGGCAGCCGCAATCATCGCAGGCGTGGCCCCCTTGACCATCAAGTCCTACCGCAAGCCATCGTCAGTCCGAAACGTCCCGGACGCGATCCTGTCGCCTATCGAGCGCCACGTTATCACGAGGCTGACAAACATCGTCGCAGCCGCCGGATATGACGTCCAACCCGCTGCCTGACTCCCGATGCTGCGTTCTATCCGCCGGTGGTTTTCCCGCTGGCGGATATTGAGCTGCATCCATCCTTCCTCACGAAAAAAGTTCGTTGACAGTCCGAGGATTTGCGACGGATATTTTCATAACCAATTGTCAACACTGACTTTTTTTGCCCACCGGCGCTTGCATCACTCAGGGATACAGAGCACCATTTAATTGTGAGCAGCGGAACGGTCCGTCTGACACCGCCGACTGGAACCCGGTGAACACTAAAGGAAAGAACATGACAACGAAGACCTGGAACATCTCCGCAAACGGCATTCCGTTCGGAGCATACCGTGGCGAGACGGAAGCGGACGCAGCGCTCGCATATGTTAAGGACGCTGGATACGCGTCAATCGAGGAAGCAGCCGAAGTCGTTGAAAAGACGTTTGCTGAATTCATGGATGGCATGGAGATCGAGGCCTCTATCTCAAACCGCCTCAGCATCGTAAACGCCAAATTCGTAGAGGCGTCCGACGACCTGGCGCGGCACGTCGCGTTCGACGTCGCCGTTGACGGCGAAATCGTCGGCAGCACACTGGAATGGCTCGATGAAGACCACGATCTGGTCCGCGATGACTGTCACCTCGACATCAATCCCGATGTTCTGAAGACTGTGGCTGACCGGCTCGACGAGGACTACGATGACGTCTACGTCGCCGCCCTCCAATTGCTTGAGGCCGCCGTCGAAGAGCTGAAGGAACCACAACAGGACCTGGCAGGGGAGATGTTCCCCGAACTCGCCTGACCGACGTCTCCTTCACGCAGAAATCAAAGCCCCCTTGACCGGGGGCTTTTTGCTGTCCGGGATAGCCATAAGCTAGAGCAATCCCCGTTCGGTCAGGTGTTGCCTGCCAACCAGCCTCTCGATTAGCCGGACTTGTTCGCCCGATAGCAGGTATTTTTCATCGGTTGGGTCGTTTGCCGGGACCAATGCAGCCATGTTGGCTTTGAGCAGATCGCGAGAAACACCGTTCTCGATAACAGCCCTGACGCCCTCGTACACAAAGGTCCGGGAAATCTGGACGCCTTCAGTTAACCGCAACCCTTCGGCCGAGGCACTGGCAATGAGGGCGTAAGCGCATCGGGCCGTTGGTGATCGGCTGCTCGGATGTGGTGTCGACGGAAGGACACGTGATATCTGATCCAAGGGCTTGATGGGAATACTGGCTACAGGGCCAATGCTCAACAAAAAGCGGTTGAGTGTCGCCCGTTGCGGGTTGTTCTCGGGTTCGCCGGATAACGTTGCAGCATGGCGCTCGAGGCTGAATGGTGCAGCACCGGACATGTTACCTAGCCCACCCGCCAGGTTCGTGAGACATCCACCCTCGTGAAGACGCTTGTAGGTTTGGATCAACTCGGCCTCGCGCTCGAGGCATTCCATCTGATTCTCGGAGTCGTAGAACCGATCGATCCGATATCCAACCTCACCACGATCACGGATGATCTTGCGGATGACGTTGCATTTGAAAGGGTTGCTTTCACCGAACGGATGATGGCGACGAGCTTCGGCCTCGTGGTCAAACACACGCTTGTTGATACCTTTTCCTACGTAGAACGGTTGCCCGTCTGGACGGTAGAGAACATATACATAGAAACGGCCTGCGTGGTCGCGAAGGAAAGCCTCCGCATCCGAACGACTACCCTCAAATTCGACCGTCATTCTACATTCCTCATCACGAATCACTATCATTAGCTACCGAGTTTATTGTTCTGCAACCAGAAGATAAGCGCAGCTACCCATGTCTTTCGACGACATCCTCATTCCCTCATTCCTGCCGGCGAAAACGACAGGCTTGACGCATGGGAGCCACCAGGGCACCTTTTTTGATAACAGCAGGAATTGCGACCCGGCCTCCACAAGAGCGCCGGGTTTTCTGTTTCTGGCATCATGCCAGAGGCCGGCGTCGGCGCTACCGTTCCCTCGTTTCCGCCTTGACGTCGGCCACCCCTAACATCATCGGCATGCCGTTGACCCCATCTGGCGGCCGTCCCTGCCTCTCCCCTGAATGCCTCGTGCGATCCACCGAAACCCAAGTTTGCTGACAACGAAGGCGCCCTTCTTCACTTGTCAACAGAGTGGGTCCTTCCGGTCGGCATTTTGCATCACGGGGCCCGGAGGCGCGGGCCTCCACTGATTTGAAAATTTTTCGCATAGGGGGCTCCGCCGCCGCGTCGCCGCGCCGATGAGGCTGGAAAAATGGGCGCACCTTGGGTGTTGGGGAAGGTCAGATACCCGGCACCTCCGCCAAAAAGCAGCGACGTACGGCGTCGACAAGGTCTGTAAATCCCCCTGAAATCGCGTCTGGAGCGTCGTATGGCACCGAAAACCACGCCAAACGCTCCGAAACCCAAGAAACTCACGCAGGCTGCTCTAGGCCGACATTTGGACCTTTCCGAGCGCTCGGTCCGCGAGCTGTTCGGCAAGGGCGTCTTCCCGACGGCCGTGAACAGCAAGGCGCTGACCGATGCCGACCTGGACGTCTGCCGCGTCGCCTACATTCAGCACCTCCGTGACCAGGCAGCGGGCCGTTCGAAGGAGACCGAAGAGGTTCCCGAGAGCGACGATCCCGACATCCAGCTCGCTCGGCTCCGCAAAGAGCAGATCGAACTCGCTCGGATCAAGCGCCGCAAGGTGTTGGGCGAACTGGTCGAACGTATCGACCTCCGTCTCGCTGTGTCTTCAGCCTTCGCCCGCGTCAAGACGGTGCTTCTCAAGGTTCCCAAGAAGCACGCGGGGCAGCTCTCGGCGATGGAGGACGAGATCGCGATCCGGGAGTATCTCGATGTCATCATCCACGAGGCTCTCGACGAGCTCGCATCCACGCCGGTCGAAAGCATCGGCAAGGAAATCGACCCGAACGACATCGAAATCGAAGACGACGTCGAAGAGTGACATCGACGCCTTGTTCGTCGGCTGCGACAAGGTGGCGACCGACCTCAAGAAGGCGTTCTCGATCATCCGACCGCCCGAACGCATCTCGGTGTCCGCATGGGCCGCGAAGCATGCCAGGCTGAAGGACGGCTCTCGATACCACCCTTGGCCGTTCCAGGTGGAAATCCTCGACGTCATGGGCGATCCGAGGACCCGCAAGGTCTCGTGGCAGAAATGCACCCGTGTCGGCTACACCCAGGTGCTGCTTGCCTACCTCGGATATCGTCGGGCGCATGATCCCGGCAACCTGCTCCTCGCTCGTCCGACGATCGACGATACGAAGAAGTTCATGAAAGAGCACGTGGCGGCCGCCTTCAGTTGGCCCGTCATGAAGCTCAACGGTCTGTTCTCGGCGGCGACGGCGCAGGACACGATCACGGAGAAGTACTTCCCCGGTGGCTCCCTCAAGGGCATCGGGGCGAATTCTCCCGGCGGCTTTCGCGACCACGACGCCGATGCGGTGATCTCGGACGAAATCGACGGCTGGCCCACCACGGCCGGTGTCGAAGGCGACCAGATGAACCTGATCGCCGAGCGTCTGGCGCAGGCCTACGACCCCAAGGATATCGCCGGATCGACGCCGACCGAGGAAGCGATATCGAAGATATCCCGACGGCTCGCTGACTCTGACCAGCGGCATTTCTGGGTGCCATGTCCGACTTGCAAGACGCATCAGCGTCTCGTTTGGGGACAGGGAAAGAAGGACGAGCCTGGCCTCCGCTGGGAGCCATTCAAGGACCCGACGAAGTTTTGGTATCAGTGCGTCAATGGTTGCCGTATTCCGGAGACCAAGAAGCTCTGGATGCTCCAGAACGGCTATTGGAAAGCCGAGTTTCCGGAGGTCTACGAACGCACCGGCCATGCAGGCTTCTACATCAACGCGCTTTATTCGCTTCAGCCGAACGCGAAGTGGAAGAACCTGGTCGAGAAGTTCCTCGGCTCCTACAAGACGCCGTCGAAGTTCAAGACCTTCGTCAACACCACCCTCGGGGAGACCTGGAAGGTTTCGACGGACATTCCCGATTGGCAGCGCCTTTCCGACCGTCGCGACGACTGGACGGCCGGTATCGTGCCTTATGGCGGATGCTTCCTCACCGCTGCCGTTGACGTGCAGGCCGCCGCTGGTGGTCGTCTCGAAGTTTTCGTCATCGCCCACGGCCGCGGCGGCTCCACCTGGTTGGTCGAGCATGTCGAGTTCATGGGATCGCCGTACGAAACCAAGGTCTGGGACCAGCTGACGGAATTCGCCCGACGGAAGTGGTCTCACGAAAACGGCACATCCATGATGGCGCTCGAGAAGATCGGCGTTGACGTCGGTTACGCGACCCGTCCGGCATACAACTGGTGCCGCAAGATGGGTCTGGATTTCGCGATGCCCATCAGGGGATCGCAGAACCTGACGTCACCCGCAATTGCGGCTTCCACGACCATGGAACTGCAAAATAAGCGCGGAACGAAGGGGAAGACCTCGGAAATCCGCGTCCACATGATCGGCGGTCACATGCTCAAACAGGAGCTATATGGCCTGCTGCGGCTCGACAAGCCGACTAAACCCGGTCAGCCGTATCCTCTCGGGTATGTCCATCTGCCGAAATGGCTGGATGTTGGCACCCTGAAGGAACTCGTCGCCGAATACTGGCACGAGGAAAAGGCCGAGTGGGTGCAGATGGGCGCGAACGAGCTGCTTGACGGCTGGTGCTACAACAAGGCCATGGCAATCGCCCGTGGTGCCGAGAAGTGGAGCGAGGCCGAATGGACCGCCCTTGAGGCGATTTACGGACATCCAGAGTTCGTCGAACCCGTCGAACCCGAGCCACCGAAGATCACGCAGGCCCGCGACGAGCCGTTCGCCGACGTCCGTCGCGATCCCGATCCAGAACCCGAAATCGTCGAAAGACCCAAGAGCCAGTACATCCCGCCACGCAAGAAGAGCTGGCTCCGGGGCTAGGAGACGCCATGACCGACGCCGAACGCGCCCAGATCGAGGCGGAAATCGCCTCCCTGCGCAAGGTCATCGCCTCCGGCCTCAAGCAGAACGCCGAGGGTGGCCGTCAGGTCACCTTCGACGAGTTCAAGGGTCTGGTCGAACGCTACCAGTGGCTCGGCTCCATGCTGCCGGGTGGACAGGGCAGCCAGAACACCAAGGCCGTATTCAGCAGAGGTGGTAGCCGATGAACCTGATCGACAAGCTCGTCACCTTTGTCTCTCCGTCGGCAGGCATGCGTCGTATTCAGGCGCGTATCGGCATCGACGCCATGAACCAGGTGCAGCACCGTTATTCGGCTGCCGCCCCCAACCGTTCCCGCGACGACTGGAATCCGACCAATATCGGCGAGAACGCCATGTTGGCGAGCCGCATGGTCCGGCTCCGCGCTGCCGCAACGCAGGAAGTCCGCGACAACCCGCTTGCGCTGCGTATAATCGACCTCTGGACGATGCACATCATCGGCGACGGCATGAAGGTCGAGTTCATGCCAACCGACGGGGTTTCCAAGTCCGTCGTGAAGCGCCAGAACAAGCTATTCGAGGAATGGGCCGAGTCCACCCTTTGCGATGCCGAGGGGGTGTCCAATCTCTACGGCATCCAGTCGAACGCAGCCTGGATATGGCACGAAAAGGGCGAAGCTTTCATCCGTCGGATGATCGTCCCTGCCGACCATCCGCTGCGCCTGTCGGGCAAGCTCAAGGTTCCGCTCCAGCTCAAGGTGCTGGAACCGGAGTTCCTCGATACCACGAAGAACGGCACCAACACCGAACCCGGTCCCGGCTTCGGCAATCCCATCGTCATGGGGATCGAGTTTAACAAGCGGTTCCCAGACGTTCGCGTTGCCTACTGGATGTATCCCGAACACCCGGGAGAAAGCCCCAAGCTCACGCGCTACAACATGGTCAGTCAGCGTATCCCGGCCGACCAGATTGCACACATTTTCACGAAAACCCGCAACAACATCCGCGGCGTCACGGTCCTGCATGCGGTCCTCGACTATCTCCGTGATCTCGGCGACTACCTTGCAGCCCTCAAGATGAAGGCCAAGATCGAAGCCTGCTTCACGGTGATGATCCACCAGGCCGCCGGCTACCAGGCTCCTCCTGGCAGCACCCCCGGTCATGTCGATGATGCTTTGGAAGAGATCGAACCCGGCCTGATCCGCAGGCTGAAGCCAGGCGAGGACGCCAAGGCTTTCGACCCTGGCAGTTCTACGGGCCATTCGGCTCTTTTGCAGACCTTCATCCGCATGATCTCCATCGGATCGGGTTTGACATATCACCAGGTCTATTCCGACCTCACGGGGGCGAACTACTCGTCCCTGAGAGCCGGGAACCTCGAATTCAACCGCTCGAAGTCGAAGAAACAGTGGACCTATGAGCAGATGGGTCAGCAGCCCGTCTGCGAGTGGTTCGTCGATGCCGGTCATCTCGCCGACCTCTGGCCGACCAACAGGTTTCTAGCCGTTTGCACGCCTGCACCGTCGGATTTCGTCGATCCCAAGAAGGACGGCGATGCCGAAATTCAGGAACTCGGGAACGGCCTGACCGCCTGGGGCGAGCTTCTGAACCGCCGTGGCAAGAACCCGCAGCGCCATGCGGAGGCCTTGCTCGCCGAATTCGATCTCTTCGAGAACGTCCTCGGCATCGAACACCCCTTCAAGAAGGCCATGGCGCAGCTCGGCAAGCCTCCGTCGGACACGTCGGAGAAGCCTGACGAGACTGAGGACGAAGACGACAAGAAAGAAGCAGCCTGATGACCACACCGACGATCCAGCATCTTGGCACCATCTTCCGCGAGGCCATGATCCGCGCTGCGGACGTCAGCGGCGACGGTTCCGAGGTCCTCTTTGAAGCCGTCTATTCCACCGGCGCAGCCACTCGCCGCTACGACTGGGAAATCGGTCCGTACAACGAGGAGCTGTCGATCGACCCCAACCATATCCGTCGGGATCGGTTGAGCGCGGGCATCGTCCCCATCCTCCTCGACCACGTTCCCACGGTCCGCAACACCGTTGGCAACGCTGTCGAGGACTGGATCACGGGCGGCGAGGCTTTCGTCCGCTTCAAGATGGAGACCGGCACACCCGAGGCCGACGCCATCGTCAACAAGCTCCGTCAGGGCATCATCAAGACCGTTTCCGTCGGATATCGCGTCCACAAGATGACCGAGGTGACGGCCAAAGGAGCCAAGGACAAAGTCCGCACCCTGCGTGCGATCGATTGGGAGCCTTGGGAAATCTCTCTCACCCCCATTCCCCGCGACGCCGGGGCAACAGTCCGTTCGGAGGGGGATGCAGCAGCTTATCCCTGCGAAATCATCCTCACCAGAAACACCACAGGAGAACCATCCATGACCACTGCCACACAGGCAAACCCGACCCCCGCTTCCGAAGTCGTTCCGGCTCCGATCGAGACCCGTGCCGCCGTGACGCCTGCGCCGGTCGATCCCACCGCTGCCATTCAGGCGGCGATCGAGGCCGAGCGTCAGCGCTCAAGCGAAATCCGCAACCTCTGCACCCGCCACGCCATGGACGCGACCTTCACCGAGGCGCTTGTCCTTCAGGGCCGCTCCGTACAGGAAGCTGGTGCCTCCATCCTCGAAGCGCTGGCCGCACGCGCCGCCGCAACACCGACGAACACGCAGACCGCTGTCGTAGGCCATTCCTACGATGACCCGGCTGTCCTTCTCCGTGCCTTCGAAGACGCGCTGGCTGCCAGGGTATCCGACCGCGTGAAGCCCGAGGGCAAGGCTCTCGAATTCATGGGCCGCGGCATCATGGAAGGCTTCCAGGAAATCTTGGTTGCTCGCGGCGAACGTCCGGTCTTCAACAAGATCAAGCTCGCCGAGCGCGCCTTCATGAGCACGTCCGACCTGCCGGTCGCCCTCGGCAACGCCATGCACCGCGTGATGGACGCCGACTACGCCGCTGCTCCGACGACCTACAAGGAAATCGCGAGCCAGTCCGACTATGTCGACTTCCGTGACCACGAGCATATGCGCGGAACCGAGTTCCCGCCGCTTCAGGACCTCGGTGAAGGTGGCGAGATCAAGCGCGCCACGATCGGCGACGGTCGCCTCGAGAAGAGCCGTATCAACACGAAGGCGGTCATCATCCCCTTCACCCGCGAGCTGTTCATCAACGACAGCATCAGCTACCTGCAGAACCACTTCGGCAAGCTCGGTCGCCGTGTCGCCGCTCAGGAGAACAAGGCCGTCTGGGACTACATCGCGTCGAACCCCAAGATGCAGTACGACAATAAGGCCGTCTTCCACGCTGACCACGGCAACCTGCACGCCACCCCGGTTGCATCGCCGGATGTCGCCATCATGTCGCTCATCCGTGCAGCGCTGCGCGCCCACAAGTCCGAAGGCATCCCGCTGAACTTCAGCCTCAAGACGCTGTTCGTCGATCCGACACTCGAGACGGACGCCGAGAAGCTGGCGACGGCGCTCCTGGCGACGGCGCTCGGTGAAGTGAACCCGTTCTCGGGCAAGTTCCGCATCGTCGTCGAAGCGAACCTCGACACCCACAACGCCTGGTACGGCGCGACCGACAAGGCCGACGCTCCGGTCATCACCTACGGCTACCTGTCCGGCAACAGCGGTCCGCAGGTCTCCACGAAGGAAGGCTGGTCCACGCTCGGCGCTGAACTCCGCGTCGTCCACGATTTCGGCTTCGGCGTCATCGGCGACAAGGGAATCTACAAGGTCAAGAAGTCCTAACGGCTTCTCCAGACCCGGCAAAACGAGGGGCTACGGCCCCTTTTTTGTTGCCCTGACCATCCCCAACACCCCAGATCACAGGAGATCATTCATGAGAAACTACATCGCAGAGGGCAACGCCATCACCGTGGTGACGCCCGCAGGCGGATACCAGTCCGGTAATGGCTATGTCGTCGAGAACCTTTTCGGCGTCGCCATCAAGACCACCGTCGAGGGCGAGAAGAACGAGCTGTACACGTCGGGCGTTTATTCGTTCCCCGGTGAAGGCGACCTGTTCAAGGCGGCCTACTTCGACGCCGATACTGGCGACGTTACCGATACCGAGACCACTGGCCTTTACAAGATCGGCGTCATCGTCGGGTCCGGCACTGACACCGTCGAAGTCCGTCTTAACGGAACGGACGTCGTCGCCGAAGCCTGACGCTTCCGGTCCGTAAATCCATCCATTTCGACAACAGCGGCGGGCATCGCTTCCCGCTGCCGACCCGCAGGAGGCCGACATGGTCAGAAGTATACGTATGGCCGAGGATCACAATGGCGACGGCGTAGGCGTTGCGCCGCTTCCCATGCGTTTCACGAAATACACGGAAGTCGATTTTTCAGCCGGGGCAATCACCCATTCTCTCCTGCCAGATACGCCTCTCGTTTGGGTTCAGCTCGTTTCAGACAATGCTGGTGACGAACTCATGCTCCCCACTGCCGGCGGATTGGGCACCTGGCCACTAGAGTCCGGAGCGCGATGGCCGATCAGCCTTACCGAGCCTGATCAGCTTCTTCCCATGGGGTTGAACGCGACCGGCAGTGCTTCCGTCAAAATATGGGAATTCTGACACATGCAGATGCCGTCTAACCCACCGTCACGCGCTGCCCGTTGGTTCAGGAAAAAGGTTATTCGCCTCGGCTCCGGGAAGCTCTACCATGAGTTTACCTCGTCGGGGACGATCACGAAAGCCGCCCTCTTGCAGCTCGTTCGGAATGCCGATCCCACGTATGCCTCCATCAAGGCCAACCAGGTTGACATCAAGATCAGGTGCATCGGCGGTGGCGGTGGCGGTGGCTACGGTGCGTCCGTGTTTTATGGTGGTTTCCCCGCCGCGGTTAACACCGAGAGTTTCTCTCTCGATGATCTTCCAGATTCCATTAGCTTCGTCGTCGGCGCAGGCGGCGCTCCCGCTGGAGACGGCGGAAGCACTACATTTTGGGATGTCGTTGCCATCGGCGGTAAGAGCGGTTCGACTGGCTCCGCAGAGGACAGCAACCACTCATTTATGGAATCGAACTCGTTGATGCGCATGGGACGGCGATCCCTGTCAAACGCCGCGCCCAGTTCGCCGTTTGGCCCCGGAGGCGGAGGATACAACTCTAGCAGTATCCCGGCGAAGCGAAATGGAGGAAGTTCCTCCAGTGCACTGCCCAATGCAAGGGTAATTGGACCGACTGCCAATGGAGCCGTAGGCTTCGATGCAAGCGATGCCAATGACCGTGGCTTTGATTCGTTCGGAACGGGCGGAGCTGGAAACAGCAGCACCGTCGGTGGTGGCAACGGTGGAAAACCCGGCGGCGGCGGAGGAGCGACGTCGCAAAGCTCATTCCCATCGACCGGATATGGCGCACGCGGCGGCATCTACCTTCAATTCACTGTGACGGAGGCCGCCTGATGGACGACACCCTTAAACGGTATTTCATCATCACCGATTCCATAGTCTCCAACATCGCGGTTTCCCATTCGGAGCTGCCCCTGCGGGTAGCCGTTCCGGAAGCTGTGATCATAGAAGCCAACGACCAAACGGCCGAGGTCTCGATCGGTTGGTTGTATGTCGGTGAGACGTTCGCACCTCCCCCAGAGCCGACCGGGGAAACCCCATGATCGACACCCAAACCCTCCTCCTTGACCCAACATATTCGGTCTGGGGCGTTCCAGCCGTCATCACCACCAAGGCTGGCGACACCATTGCCTGCTCCGTCCTCGATCACCGTGACGGCATTGACGTCGTCACGGCCCGAGGCGGCCAGTCCATCCTCGTTCCCGGCACTTCCGCACAAGCAGCTATCGTTCTCGTCCGCTGCTCACAATGCCCCGACAAACCGACGGGCGGCACCATCGTCCTCAACGATGAGCCGGTCAGCTACCGGATCAAATCTTCGAAACAGAAGGGTCGTCCGGTTGTCGGCGAATGGCAGCTCGAACTCGAGGAGGTCAGGTGATGGGAGCAAGAGAGGAAATCATCTCCGCCCTTTTCGCCGCCCTCGGCCGGATCGACGGCATTGCCCTGTGTGAGCGGAATCGGGTGCATCCGATCGATGACAACACTCCAGCCGCCATCGTCCTCCACGACGGCGATATCGTCGGAGAAACGGACCGAAAAATCGCGATCCCGGCGGGGAGAACCCCGGTTTTCCCACAGACCCTGACGCCAACGATCTGGGGCTACGTCGAAGGATCGTCCGAGACCATCGGCACCAAGGTCAACGAACTCTTCGAGAAGGTCATCGTGGCGCTGTTCGGCGACGTCGAGTTCCTCCGGGTTCTTGCCAGCCACGACGGCGGTGTCGGGATCGACGGCGCAGCCTTCCCAGCGCCGTCCAAGGCCACGTCCCCGGCAATCGGGGTCTTCATGCTCGAGGTGAGCCTGCCGTTCACCTTCGCACCCTTCCAATAACACTCCAAGGAGCCTTCCATGAACATCAATCCCATCGCCGGTAACTACGTGATCCCCAAGGGTTTCGTGTTCGCCAAGTTCACCGGCAACGACTACTATGAAGAACTCGGCGATACCGACGCGTTCGAGATCACGGTCGAAGTCGAGCGCGACGAGCGTAAGGACAACCGCTTCGGCGTTGCCCGTACCTCTGACAGCCAGGTGACCGACATCTCCGTCGGCGTCTCCATGACGCTGATGCAGCACACGAACCGCAACCGCGCCCTCGGCGTGATGGGTTCGCTCGGCACGATGAACCAGACGGCCGCCACGGGCGTCACCAAGGTCATCGCGGCCGCCAAGGCGAACCAGCTCTACGACCTCGGCGCATTCGACGTCACCAACGTCGTCGTGTCCTCGGACGAGGAAGGCGCGGACGTTCTCGCGATCGGCACTGGCTACACGCTCGACGCAAAGTCCGGCGTTATCCAGCCTCTTGCCGACGGCCCCCTGTACATCACCTTCGACCGTGCCGCGATCCTGCCCGCCCAGAACCGCCTCAAGACCGGTATCGGTGGAAACCCAGACCTGGAAGCCGAGCTGCTCGTGGTCGGCAACAACCTCAAGGGTGCCAAGACCCACGTCCGTCTCTGGAAGGTCCGTCTGACGCCGTCGTCCGGCCGTGGCTACATCGGCACGGAACGCTCCGGTCTGGAAATCGAAGGCGAGGCTCTCGCAGACGCCGTCAAGGCGCTGACCGAGGGCAACTCCGAAGAGTTCGCGTTCGGCGTCGAGCAGACGCTCGCAGCCTGATCCAACCCCATCCCTCATTTCGAAAGGCGCTCCTCCGGGGGCGCTTTTCGTTTGTGGCCATACCTCAGTTAGGAACCTAACATGTCTACGCTTCTCGAAATCTCCCCGCAGAGCCGCGAAGTCCCCGTCGGAGACGCCAAAATCAAGACCTACGGCTGGAGCGCCCAAGCCATCGCCGATCTGCTCGGGAACTACCCCAAGGAAATCCGCGACGTCGCTCGCGAGGTGAAGCAGAAGGTCGATGCCGGTCAATCCATTGCCGAGATCATCACCACGGCCGACGCCACGATCCTCGACGCGATCAGCCATACGGTCATCCCGACGGCCATCGTGTGGGCAGCGCGCATGCCTCGTGACAAGGTAAAGGACATCATCGCAGCCGAGGCCGTTGTCCGCGATCTTCCTTTCACCACGCAGCTCCTGTTCCTCAAGACCGCCTACGATCTGACCTTCCCCCTCGGTGTCTCGGATTTTCTGACGGCGCTGGGTCTGGTGGCCGAGGCAGGCGAGGAAAGCGCGACGAGCTAGAACACTGGCTCGGTCGCGTCGTCGCGAAACTCGCCCCAAAGCTCGGCCTCGAGAACGTCTGGCAGATGACGCCGAGGCAACTCAGCGCCTTTGAGCGTTTGGCACACTGGGAATCCGAAGAGTACTTCGCTGCCATGGCATCGGCCATCCGGGTCGCTCACCACGGCGATAAGGACGGATTCAAGAAGTACATCGACAGCATGACGAAGTGAGGTTCCCATGGCGAAGAAGAACCTCGGCTTCACCATCGATTTCAAGGAGCTCGTCGATCCGCAGGAGTATTTCGAGGAGCTGAAACATCCGATCGGTCGCGCCATCACCGACGCCATGCGCGACGTCTCGGAAGCCGCCAAGCAGCTTGTCCGTGACGATGTCCGCCAGAAGTTCCGCAACCGGATGAAGGGCAACTCGAAGTTCGAGAACTCCTTCAAGGTGTACGATTTCCCGAACGAGCAACGCCATCCCGGCAAGTTCTCGTATTCGCCGGCGGTCACGATCCAAGCGAACCCCTCGTGGGCAGACATCTTCGAAGAAGGCGGTCGCATCAATCCGGTTCAGGCAGCGTTCCTCGCGATCCCGACTAAAGAAGCCGAGAAGCGCGGTCTACACGAAGTCGCCTCCGGGCGTCGCCAAGCCCGCCGTCTCTCGCAGACCGACAAAGCCCGCCGGCTATTCGGCGAACTCTTCGTCGTCGAACACGACGAGGAAACCTACCTCGCGGCCAAGGAGAACGAGGAAACGATCTTCCTCTTCAATCTCCGTGCATGGACCCGCGAGAAGAAGCGCATCTCCATCGAGCGCCGCTCCCGGGAGGCCTTCCGGCTTCTCCCTGCGAAATTCCGACAGCACTTCCCCAAGACCTGAGGCTGACCCATGGCGATTTCGAACACGCTGCGCGCCCGCCTTGAGGTTCTCGGCGGCAAAGAACTCATCGAACTCTTCGACAAGATCGGTGACTCTGCGAAGAAGGGTTTCGACAAGGTCGACCGCGAAGCCGAGCAGGCGACCAAAGAGGTCAAGAAGCTCGAGCGTGAGCTGAAGGCTCTCGACCGTATTGCCCGCAATATCCGGGCCAAGATCAAGATCGACAAGGGCAAGACCCCGACCCCGCATCAGGCGGCCGCGCTCGACCTTGCCAACGACCTCGATCGTCGCACCTCCGCCATCCGGCGTCAGATCGACGCCCTCGACGACGTTGCCGCGCTGACGCGTGGCGACGGCGTACGTATCCTTGGATCGCAGGGGGATAACGACCTTCTGACGATCCGCGATACCACGCGCGGTCTCGACGATCTGATCACCAATGGCCGCCGCGATGGTCTGTTCGGCGACATCATTCCCGGCGAAGACCTGGATCGCATCCTTGCAGCGTCGGAGCGCATCCGGTCGGAGAACGACCGGTTCTTCGACGACATGGAGAGCCGCATCGCCGCGGCGGACCAGGCCGAGAAGGATCGGGAAAAGGCTCGGGCGGATCGGGACGCAAACCCCAGACCGAACCCAAGGGCCAATTCAACCGCGGACGACGACGTCGATCGTGCCGCCGCTCGACGTGAGGCTGAGGAGGAGCGCGAAAAGGCGCGCCTTGATCGTCTTCGTGACGAGGAGGAACGCCGTAAGACGGCTGCGGCCAACGACGCCAAGCGCGACCAGGACTACCGCGATCATATCGCCCGCGAGCGCGCTCGCCTCGACAGCGAACTCAGACGTCACCGCGACAACTTCGATGCCGAACTGGGCAGGCAGCGAGCCGCCATGGCTCGTGAGGTGTCGGCCGCCCGTTCCCAGATTTCCACGGAACAGGCCAACCACCGCACCGAACTTGGCCGTGAGCGGTCACGCCATACGGCTGATCTAGCAGCTGAGCGGTCCCGGCATTCTGCCGATATGGCACGCCTCCAGCGTGACCATATCGATGAACTCGGCCGTCTTCGCACCGCCCATGCTGCTGACCTAGCTCGCAATCGTGCTGGTTTCCTGCGGACTCTCGCGGCAGAACGCACCCGGTTCCGCGCCCAGCTCGGCCGTGAACGTGCAACGTTCTCGACGGACCTCGCCAACGAGCGGGCAACACATGCCGCCGCCATGGGGCGTGAACGTGCCACGTTCCACTCGACCCTTGCCAGTGAGCGTGCTGCGGCTGCCCGCACTCTCGCGGCGGAGCGATCTGCGAACCTCACGCGACTTTCCGCCGAGCGCCGCGCTCATGCGACGAACCTTGCGTCGGAACGCGCGGCGTTCACCCGCACCCTCGCGGCGGAACGTGCAGCATTCTCTCGCACGATCGCCGCCGACCGCGCCCGCATCACCACGCTGACCAACGACGTCAACGCGCTGCGCCGTGCAATGGCTGGCCTCACGAGAACCGGTCGTGGTTTCGCAGGCGCTGCTCCCGGTCTGGGCCGATCGGCCGCCGGGATCGGTCGTGCCTTCAGCACCGCCGCCCGTGACGTCGGCCGCTTCGGCACTGCCCTCACACAGCTCGAGTATGCGGTCAGCAACACCGCGCTCCGCGCTGGCGTCGGCGCTCTCCTCGGTGTCATCGGCGCAGGCCTTGCCGCCCTTGGTGGCGCAGCTGCGCTTGCAGGTATTTCGGCAATTGCCGTGTTGGCGTCGTTCAATGCTCAGAAGCTCCAGAATGCTGCCGACGCCGTCGGCCAATCCTTGGAGGTCTTCACGGCGATGAAATACGCCGCCGGCAGCCAGGGCGTCGGCTTCGACGAATATGTCGAAGGAATGCAGACCCTGCGTGCCGCGATGGTCGGCATCATGAAGGAAGACGAGAACTTTGCTGGCGCGGCCGAGCTGTTCAAGAAGCTCCAGATTCCTCTCCGTAGTGCCGACGGCAAGGACTTGGCATCACAGTACCATGTCCTGCGGCGCATGGCCCAGATCGTCAAAGCGCTGCCGAACGACAACGTCCGTATCGAGTTCCTGACCAACCTCGGCGGGGGAAGCGCTGCCTTGGTGAAGCTCCTTCCGATGCTGAAGGAAGGTGCCGAGGCTCTCGACGAATCCGGCATGCGGGCGATCAAGCTCGGTGTCGTGCTGACGAAGGAACAGGTTGCCGAGATCGAGCCTCTCAAGGCCCAGATTTACGACATGTGGCAGATTCTCATCGGGCTTTCCTACAAGCTTGCCCGGGAAATCATGCCGTCCCTCCTCCCGGTGCTGAAGGCCATCAACGCCTGGATGCTCGACAACGCGGACGTCATCAACAGCAAGCTCGTTGGAGCCTTCGACTACCTGATCCAGGTGACCAAGGATTTCTGGGCGCTCTGGAACCAGGGTTCGTCCGCCGACGTCACGATCAAGTGGACGGCGACATTCTGGTATGCCTGTGAGCAGATCATCAAGGGGTTCAAGCGGGTGTGGAACGTGGTGGCTACGGGCTACGAGTTCGCCAAACCCGCCCTGACACAGTTGTCCGACTATCTCGGCATGTCAGGACCACTCGAGGTGGCGCTGACCTTCCTCGCCGGGCAGCTGCTCGGCATCTCGAAGCTGTTCTTTTCAGTGGCGAACGTAGGCCTCGCTGCCGTGCGGATCGTGACCAACGCGCTACGCACGATGCTGCTGCCGATAGCTCGCATGGTCCTCGGCACGGTCGCCGGTATCATCGGGTGGCCGGTCCTGTTAGCAGCGGGCATTGGTGGCGTCATCCTTTATTGGGATGAGGTCGAGCGGATTTTCACGTCTGCATGGAACGCCTTCAAACAGACATTCCCCACGACGGCCGCATTCCTCGAAGACACGTTCGGTGACGCTCTCGCCAAGGTGAAGAGTTTCACAGGCGATACCCTCGCCGAGTTCCAGAAGAAATTCCCGGGCATCGTGAAGCTGTTCGAGGACACCAGGGCGTCTCTCGATACGCTTTGGGACTCGATCAAGAGCTTCAACTGGGGTCTCGTATTTGACGGCATTTCCGATCTCGGCATGTACCTGCTGAGGAACCTGGTCGATTCTCTGGAAACGCTTGCGCCGATCCTCGACTACTTCGTCCAGAACACCCTCCAGTCCCTCGCCACGATCCTGAACTCCATCTCCTGGTTCCTGACTTCTTCGAAGGAAACCCTTCAGGAAAACGGGGACATGAGCGGTGAGCTCAAGATGAGCCGTGAGGAATACGATGCCTATAAGGCGAAGGTCGGCACCACCGCCCTTGATCGGAACATGGGTGGTCACCCGATTTTCGGGGGAGCGGAGCGCATCAAGGCGCTTACGGAAAGGGCCTCGCCACAGTCCCCCGTGTCAGCCGCAACGCAGCTGCCACTGGATGCTGCTCCGGCAGCCATGACGCCCGTGAACGTCAACCTGTCCAACGGCGACACCATCATCATGATGACGCCCGAAGAGAACGTCGCCGAACGCTTGTCCTCGTACTCGAGAACGCAGGCGGCGGCATCGCCAGGATGGAACCGCTGACATGTTGATCAAGAACACCAGGCTCAACCTGTCCGCCGCCAAGTTCCTGCCCGGTTCCGGCAGGGGCATCTCCGAGAGTCTCGAATGGGAGGAGCATGGCGAGTTTCACCGTGACGCCAACGGCACGGGCTTTGTCATCACTATTCCCGGCGAGGACAAGCTGATCATCACCTATACCGGTTCGGGCGACTGGGCGGCACCTGCTCTCATGCACGTGCCGCTACTCACGGAAATGGAAGTCGTGCTCATCGACGCATGGCAGATTCCGTTCGAAGCGGGCCAGACATCCATCATCCTTCCTCGCGCGGCATGGTCGGACGAGGACATGGTCGTCTTTCTCGACGACAAGGCGATCCTGCCGCGAGCATCATGGAGCTGGGCTGGCCCCAAGATCGTCAGCATCACGGCGCAGCCGAAATCCGGCTTCGTCGAGTTCAGGCCCAAGATCACAGCTTTCCTGATCCAGAAGCCCAAAGATCGCGGCGAATGGTCGGGCAAGGTTAACTGGACCGTGGGTCTTGTGGAGAAGTGACCGATGGCAGCACGCATCTATAACGCTTGGGTGCCGACTATCGACACCGTGTTCGATCCCGTCCTTCACGCCCGCACCGAGCTGGTGGCCACCACCTATAAGCTCGACCACGAGGAAGGTGGCGTTGCTCGGCTGACGATCACCTGCAAAAACCTCGGGATCGGCATCATGGCACCCGGCCGTGACCAGTACATCCTCGTCAGCGTCTCCAACGACGGCGAGACGCCCAAACTCATCTTCCGCGGCGTTGCCAACTCCATGCCCGCCAACCTTGCGGAGAACTTGATTAGTCTCGAATTCCTCGGCCAGCCCGACGAGTTCGACGATCTGCTGCTCGCCTTTGCCCGCACGCTTGCGACCCGTCCCTATGTTGACGAATTGATCTCCGGAACGAACATCAGCGATCCCGCCGTTGTTCTCGAGGCCCGTTCTGAGCTGTTCCACATTGATCCCGTCACCCACGAGATCACCCTGTCCGACATCATCGACTATGATCGCCTCGTCGATCTAGGCCCGCACTATGTCCGCGACAGTATGGTCCCGGCGCTCGGCGCTCCCCCGATCCGCGAGGCCAGCCTCAACATCGTCGGGGAATGGGCTCAGTCGGCTTCCGGCGCTGTAGATATTTCTGGTAAGGTCAACGAGGGCGGCGGCGTCAATGGCCGTCCGACCCTGACCGACGTCTCCAGCATCGGCGAGGTCGGGGAACTCGTGAATTCCGGCTGGCAGGTCAAGGAAACCCAGCAGGCCTTCCCCGATGCCACGGAAACGAGCCGCAAATATTTCGACGGCCGCTATCAGGTCGTGCTTCATCAGCGCTGGAGTGGAAAGAACGAACATGGCGTCGACCAATACGAAAGCTATGTCAGGACCCGCTACGGCGTCATGCCGCTGGCGATGTGGCGCTACAAGGCCACCAAGTTCGAGATGTCTTATGACTATCGGCAGCCCCGTCGTGAAATCCTCAAGGTCACCGCGACCGCCGATGTGCAGGATGTTCGGGCATTCGGCTACGAAGAGGAGGAACTCGATGATATCGGCCTGAACTCGCTCACCGAGGACAGCACCACGCCGATGTGGGAAGAGGACACAGACTATCTCGTGGGCGACAAGGTCATCTTCTACGATCAGGCATGGGTGTGTCAGGTGGCGCACAACTCCGGTGACGACTTCCAGGACCTCCTTGCCGAGTGGTTGGACTACCCGGAAAGCCTGATCAAGCCGTACATGTACCGCTGGGTCCGCACCAGGAAGGACATCGCGCTGCATGACGAAATGGCGTTCAGCTTCTTCGAGACGGATCGCGGCCGCCAGGTTGCAGAGCATGGACTCCTCCGTGTTCGCGCATATCTCCGCCGCCGTCTCCGTGCGCTGACCGTCACGTTCCGGGCACGGTGGGAAGACCTCTACGACATCACGCTGCGCGACGGTGTCCGCATAGAGCACCACTTCTTCCCGGCCGGGTGGGTTCGCGGCAAGGTCATCTCCTACAGCAAGGTTTGGACGGCCGAGGGCATGGTCCGCTACGTAGACGTCACCCTCGGCGTCTCGGTCGCGAACGGCGTGTCCGGCACTGTGCCCGACGGAGGAACACCGTATTCCGAGGCGTTTGCCAAGGGATATGCCTGGGCGGACAACGAGGGTGTCGGCTATCAGGTCGGCGACATGCAGTACACAATGAACGGCGAACGCATCCAGAAACCCGTCAATCCGTATCTGCTCAAGCAGGCCTCCTACGCCTGTAAGGCCGTCCGATGGAAGAACGGCTATGCCGACCAGCTGCGCGTGGCGGCCGCCTCTCAGGTCGGGTTCGGCAATGCTGTTGCCGCCGTCTCCGCCGTGCCGACGGCCTACCAGCTCATCATGCGCCAGCTCACCGCCAAGGATGTCATCGAACGCGAGCTGACGGCGACCGGCGCGACCGTGACCGCCCGCAAAGATATCGACCTCGCCTTTGCAGGCTGATCGGAGGTTCCCATGGCAGCGAAGAAAAAGACGACGCCCGCCGCGCCGCCGATGAACCACAATTACGAGATCGACAAATGGTTCGCCTTTGTCGGTTCCGGTCCGAAGAAGGACAAGCCCAAGGTCGTGGACAATTCCCCGATCAAAGGGTCGAAGTTTCAGGTTCAGGACATCATCGCCCGACTTCGGGAGACGGCACACCAGGTCAAAAACCGACATCCGCGCTCCACGGGCAAACTGTTCACCACCGGCGGCACGAACACAGGAACGGCCGAACGAGAGGGTGTTGGAACCCGGCCCGCCCAGATCGGTACGAATACCAACTGGTGGTATCCGGGTGGCCCTCCTCCCGGATACCCCGGATATCCTGGCGACGACTGGTGGAAGTTCACCACTGTCGTGATGGAAGAAGGCAACCTTTGGGATGGCACTCCCGGCCCATGGACCGATCCCGGTTATCCGAACTTCAACGACCCCTCCGACGATGACGACGACAGCGAAGAATAGAACGGGGAAACCGCACCATGACCATCAGTCTCAATAAATACGACACCCTCGGCCGCCCCCTGACAAAAGAGGAGGTCGATGCGAACTGGGATGCCATTTCCGACGCGATCAATGACGCGCTCTCGGGTATCCTCCCTGTTTCGGGCATCATCCTCGTCGATGATGAGACAGGACAATTCCTTCGTTTCCTCGACGACGAGGGTGCACCCATCGCCTCGATCCCGTTTCCGGCAATGCTGGCGACGACGGGAGACTGGGAGACCCTTAGCGACTATACGACCCGTCATATCGTCATCCACGAGGGCGGCACATACCTCTGCCGTGTGGCTCATACCGCCGAGGACTTCGACATCGATCTTCTCGAAGGGAAATGGGCGCTGCTCGGCTCCAACGCCGCCCAGTCGATTGCCTACGATCCCTCCGGCACGGGGTTGGATGCCGTAACCACTCAGGATGCCATCAGCGAATTGGCTCTGATGCTCGGCGACGATCTGACGGCCGACAGGGTGCATTTCGACAATGCCGCATCCGGGCTGACCGGTACGAATGTGGAAGCTGCCATCAACGAACTGGCAGGGCGGTCTGTGGACATCGGCGCAACTGACGTGTCGGTGGAACCGGTCGGATCAGTCACAGCTACCGACATGCAGACGGCGATTGCCCAGATCGTTGCCAAGATCGACACCCCTGTTGCCGTCGAAGCTGCCGACGTCTCCGTCGACGCCATCTCCGGCGTTACCGGCGCGACGGTGCAGGAAGCATTGGAGGACCTCAAGGTTCAGATCGACAATGTTTCCCCCGGCTCAGGAGGAGACGGATCGGCTGCCACCACGACATTCGACCCGTCGTCCGTCGGCGCGGTGACGTCTGCAACCAATGTGCAGGGTGCGATCGAGGACGTCGTCGCCCACGTCCTGACGCTCGACCCTGGCAGCGGATCGATCACGACCGTCGATGTTTCCTATTCCGGTGGAGCGTGGGGCATCGGTGGCTCCAACGTTCAGGAAGCGCTCGTGGCCATCGGAGAATACCTCCAGACCCTCGACAACCAGTATTACCACCTCCCTGCCGCCCAGGTGGAACTCGATCCCGACTTCATGGACCCGTTCTTCGCAAGCAGCGGCAGCAGCTTGCAGGCGGCCCTGAACCAGCTCGCGGCCCTTGAGGCACGCATCGCCGCTCTCGAGACCGCTGCCTCGTAATTTGTTGTCTCTCGCCCCGCCGACAGGCTCAATAGATACAATCCCGCATTGAAAGCCCTCCTCACATGACCGAACTCGAAATCAGGACACTTGTCACCACCGCCGCCGAGGCCGCAGCCAAGGAAACCATCAAGGAAGTCTTCCAGCTCCTCCGCGTCGATCCGACGGATATCGACAGTGTGACGTCGTTCGGCGACGACCTGCGCTATCTCCGACGCCAGCGTCAGGCAGCCGAAAAGATCAGCTTCAAAGCCATGTTGGCGTTCTTCGGCGCTGCCGCGTCCGGTGCTGCTGCCATCCTTTACCTTGGTCTTCAGGATTTCCTCGGCCGCTGATTCCTGCCGGCGAAACTTGCAAGCTCTTCGACGTCAACAAATCGTCAGATGGCAATACAACGTCTGAGGGGACACGCATGCGAGGAATGAACACAGCGGCCGCAAGAGCCGCAACGGTGATGGAACGTGGTTTTCAGGGGCTTGGCAGGCGCAGTCTCGCCAAGTCGATGGGATGGTCGGAACGGGAGGCGCGGTCGGCGCTGGATTGGCTAAGGGCCAAAAAATTCCCCGAGGCTCCCGCACCAGCACCGGAGCCTGAGAAGAAGGAAAAGCCCAAGCCCGTCAGGCTCTCCAGTATTCCGGAGATCAGACACGATCTTGAACCGGGGATTGTCCACCGGTTCATCCTCACCGCCGCACAAGACGATACTCCTGTTCACCAGCCCTTCCTCGCCAATCTTCATGCCTACGCCGAATACCTCAATGCGCCGCTGATCGTCGCCGGGTTCACGTATCAGAAGGGTTTGTTCGAGGACCACGCTGCCGCCACGGCGGTCTTTGCGCCCGAACTGCACGAATACATGTTCTATGATCGGGTGCGGTTCTCTAACGATCTTCTCTTCGTGGCCGATGCCAACATCCTGCCGACTGCGGCAAATCCGTTGAACGGATGGACCACGGTCAATCATGGTCATCACGTCGTCATTCCCCATGCCAGGATCGCGATGGAGAGCATTCCCCGGATGCTCGAGCAGCCGCCCCGCTACGCTTATACGACCGGCTGCTGCACGCTGCCGTCGTACGCTCCGAGGGCAGCGGGCAGGAAAGCGATCTTCCACCACACGATCGGGGCTTTGCTCGTCGAGATCGACAGTGACGGCGAGGTCTTCTTCGGCCAGCTCATCGCCAACGAAAACGGCGACTTTCAGGACCTCGACATTCTCGTAGAGGGTGGAGAGGTCAAGCATGGATACCGTGCCGCCGCTCTCACATTCGGCGACTGGCACCATGATCAGCTCGATCCTCACATCGCAATGGCGTCGGTCGGTTACGATGTCGCCAGTCGTCAGTTCGTTGACTGTCCGAACCTCTTTGACCGACTGAAGCCGATCCACGTGTTCGCCGAGGACACGCTCGATTTTCGGTGGAGGAACCATCACAACATCCGCGATCCGCACGCGATGGCCACCATGACCGCCCGCGGCACTGTGTCGGTGGAACGGGAGATTTCGGAGGCCGTCGCCTTTGCCAACGGTCTGCGCCGGGAGTGGTGCGAGGTTGTCGTTGTCGAATCCAACCACGACTCCGCAATCGTCAAATGGGTCAAGGCAGACGACGGCCGCTACGACCCCGACAACGCCTATCTGTGGCACCGCTTCAACGCCGCCTGGCATGATGCGATCCGCGCCGGAAACAGCAACTTCAATGCCACCGAGTATGCGTTCAGAACCCTCGGGCTCGCCGACGACGTCACCTTCGTCCGTGCTGGTGAAAGCTTCGTCGTATGTGACGTCGAGAACGGACTGCACGGCGATCTCGGGATCGGGGGCAGTCGCGGCTCCCCACTTCAGTTCCGGCGCTTCGGCCGCAAGGTGACGTCTGGACATACGCACAGCCCCAAGATTTCGGACGGCTCGTATGTCGCCGGCGTCTCGGCCAAGCTCTTCCAGGGATACAACGTCGGCCCCACGACCTGGGCGCACGCTCACGTCGCCCTCTATCCCTTCGGCACCAGGGCTATGATCCCGATGGTTGCGGATGGGCGATATCGGGCCGCTGGCCTCTCGCCGCCGGTCGACGCAGAATCATAGAATTCACAGAGACCACCCTCATGGCAGCATCCACATACAAATCCGCCATGGCGCACCTGCGCCGTGACGAAGGCGGCTTCGTCCATCATAGACTTGACCCCGGCGGTGCCACGAACTTCGGCATCACTCAGGCCGTTTATGACAGCTACCGCAAGCGCCTTGGCCTCAAGACCCGGTCGGTCCGTGAGATCGCTGAGGTTGAGGTCTCGTCGATTTACCAGACACAGTACGCCGACAAGGTCCGCTACGACGCGCTGCCTGCCGGGGTCGATTACGCCACGCTCGACGCAGCGGTGAATTCGGGCGTCTCCCGTGGTGCCAAGTGGCTTCAGCTATCCGTCGGAGCATCTGCCGACGGTCAGGTCGGCCCGCAGACCGTAGCCAAGGCGGACGCCGCCGATCCCCTGAAGACAATCAAATCCATCTGCGCCCGTCGCCTGTCGTTCGTTCAATCCCTCAAGACCTGGTCGACATTCGGCAAGGGATGGAGCCGTCGGATCGCAGGTGTCGAAGCCAACGCGACCAAGATGTCACTCGCAGCCCGCGGCGGATCGGAGCGTGGGATCGCCGCCCATCTGACTGCCGAGGCCACGACAGCCCGTAAGGACGCCAACACCAACGCAGCCACCGCCACGACATCGGCCGCCTCCGGTGCAGGTTCGACCGTGGGTGTTGATCTCGCGAACCTCGACAGTGTGACGACCATCGCCCTGTTCGTGGTCGCGGTCGGCCTCGTCGGATTCGCCGTCTACCTGTTCCGGAAATCAAAGATCAACCGCGCCCGCGCTGACGCCTACGAGGCCGTCGCCGCCGAAGGAGTCACCAATGCCTAAAGCCGCCTTCCTTGCACTCCTACGCCATTTCCTGACCGTCGCTGGTGGCGCGCTACTGGCGACCAGCGACATGTCCCCTGATGACATCGAAACCCTCGCGGGAGCTGCCGTCGCAGTCCTCGGCGTTGCCTGGTCGCTCTATGACAAGCGCCGTCATCATGGAGAGCCGAAATGACGGCCGTCGTCGCTTGGCTCACCTCGACGTCCATCGGGAAGGCCATCCTCAAATGGACCGGGATCGCCGCCATCGTTGCCGCCGGCTACTGGCGCATCTACGCCTCCGGCAAGGCGGCCGCCGAGGCAGATCGTGTTGCCGACGAACTCAATGCCCTCAAGGAAAAGGAACGTGTCCATGCCAGAGTTCAGAAAATGGGCAGCAGCGACCTTGATCGCGAGCTTGCCCGTTGGGTGCGTCACGACAATTGACGCCTCTAGGTGCGCCGGGTTCGAGGCTATCCACCCCACAGCGCAAGAGATGGCCGGTATGACCGAAGATACGAAACGCAGGGTTCTGACGAACAATCTTCTTGGCGAGGAACGTGGATGCTGGAAGCCATGATTTTCTACCGGCCGTCTTGCCCCTCGCTAGCGGCCGGCACATCATGAATCAGGCGATCGGCACCTGTCCCTTCAGAGTGCGCCAATCGCTGGACATTTGGGTAGCTGGGCCGAGGTTCGCCTCGGCCTTTTTTTGTGCCTTGCGTTCTGCCGCCGAAAGATCGGCAGGCAACATCAACGAGGGGAGATCATCATGTTGAAGGCAATCGGAAATTTTTTGTTGTCGGCCGCATCAGGGTTGTGGAAGGGAACGCTTGGAGCAGTGCATTGGACCGAGCAGCTGATCAGGTTGCCCTTCTCGATCATATTCGGCAACGGCGGGGGTCGGGCGATGCCGAACCCGGAATACAAGCCAGACGTCAGCGCCACGCAGCTCCTCGACGAGTTCGACGAGGCTCGGGCGCGCCATGCCGCAGTACATACGCTTGATCGCGACGGCGTCGATACCGTCCTCAGCTACACGCGAGCCACTCCGGCCGCTCGCGCGACGTTCGACCTCGGTCCCGTAAAAGAAGACCTTCGCACGACGCTGCTCGACATGAGCGACCTCGAACTCGACGCGCTCGGTCGAGCTGGTCTCTCCGCTATCCGCAAGTTCGTCGAGGGCCGTGACCACGGGGTTTTCGGTGTCAGGACGTTCGTTCCGGGAGAGCCGGTCAAAGTGGCAGTTCTCGAACCGAGGAAGCCGATGACCGTCCAGGAACACATGTTCTGGCGTGTTAAGAGCCGGGCCGACAAGATCGGCAACCAGTTCAAGATGCCAGGATAACGCAAACGGAAAGCCCGCCATCTCGGCGGGCTTTTTTTCATTCCAACTCGTCGCCTGGATCAGGCGGGACGTCTGGAGCGCGTTGCTTTCTCAAGTGCCCCATCGAGGTCGTTCGCATCGAGCAGCTCGAGCATAACCGCGTGCAGCTCTGGATGCTCATACGCGAGATCGCCGAAGTGCTGCCGAACGCGCTCCCAGTCTTCCTTCGAGATATCCGACATTATGCACGCGCCTTGAGACGGTCGATGTAGGCTTGGCGTTGCTGGCATGCGGCGCGGAGACGGCCGTTCTCCGCTTCGAGTTCGGCGAGCATTTCCATCGCGGCGCGCGCCATGGCTTCCATTTCACCGGCATGATTGATCGCCGTGGTGAGGGCGTCTTCGTAGCGCTGGGCGTAGCGAGCTTCGCGTGCGGCGGCGAGACCGTCGCCGATAGCATTGGCGAGGCCGACGCCCGCTGCTGCGAGGACCATCATGCCACCGGCATTGCCCATTGCCGCCGAATATGCCGGGTTTCCAAAGCTTGCCAT